GCAAGATATCTAAGTATTTTCGTATATTTAATTTATATTCATTAGAATTAGAGCGCTTGGCTCTTCTAAAGCCACCAAGAGTCTTGTATGGCATATCTTTGCCTAGCTGCTGTTTCCATTCTCTGTATTCTATTAATTCAGCATTCATTTGTCTTAATTTAGACTGCTGAGCTTGATATTGCTTAAATATGACCTCTTTGCCAGTATAGTTAATAAATTCATTACTTTCTTTTTTTAGTTCATATATTTCTAAATTACTATAAAGTTCCTCTATCCACGGAAGAAACTCATGTCTACAATTTGGATGTATTATGTTGTATCCGTTTTTAAATGGCGCATTTGCGCCTTCATATAAAGATGGAAATTCTAAGCTATTTCCGCTAATACTATAAACTTTACCCTCAAATTTTTTACATATTGGACAAGAATCAATTACTTTAGTGCATATAACTAAATCTCTTCCTAGCTGTTTAGTTCTGTCTATAATTCCACTATTGGCAGCCATTATTCTAGAGGTGCGTGCCAACATTTCACTATAATGTTTAATTGGAACTTTATTGCCATTGGAATATGTAACATTTAGAGCATTATCATTCTCGTCTAGCAATACACGCTGTATCTCATCTTTAACATTAGATACGGTAGCTATTCTTCCAGACTGCTCAACATCCCTAATTGAGTTATTTATTATATTTATTGCATTATTGCTTGCAGCAGTTACATTGCTAGTAAGTTGTATATACGCATTTATAGGCTCTGTGCGATTAATATTTTGATTTCCTAATTTTTCACCTATTTTATTATCCGCAAGTTCTAAACCTTTGCTATATGATGCTTGTAAGTCTATATTAATCCATGATTTTATTTTTTCAGTCAACTGAATTCTAGTACCTATAATAGCATCTTCCATTTTAATTTTAAGTTTTTGCACCGTTCTTGCGTTTGTATTAATTAATACATCATTAACTCTTTCTTCCGCCTGCCTAAATGATGTTATTAACTCTTTAAATTGTTGGCTATCATCATACATTATTCACCACCAATATCTCTATTATAAAACTCGTTTTGTACAGCGGACATTGAAGACACAAATGCATCACTGCTTTCATTTTGTGCGCGTTCTAATTCCATATCTGCGCCTTCAGCACTCATTCCAAAGTACTCTTCCGCAATGGATCCAAATGAAAATCCTAATGCTTTTTTACGAGTTGCTAAATTAATATTCTGCCCTTCGCTAGATGGTATGCCATCGTTAAATATAATGTTTATATCTTTAACATCTACATCTGTTAGCTTTGAAATTAGCAATTTAAGTGGAAGCATCATCTTGCTTGCCATTCTGCGTACTTTAAGCCTTGCGCTAGTCATTTTAACTTCTAACGCCTCAAAACCTTGCGTAGAGCTTATATCATCCTCTGATATAACCACACCCATCTCGCTCATTGCCTGTATTTCTTTTTTAAGTCTGTTGATTGCCGATTCATTGCTAGATAGGTTGCCGTCCCAAGTTATATATTGAGGTGGTACAGCTCCTGGAGCCACCACAAAGCTTCTGCCACCAGTTTTGAGCACCCACTTTCCAGTTAGTTTATCTTGTACAAAAGCACTGTCTGGCGCGGCTAATCTTGGGTTAGAATTCTGATCTAGGATATGTGATGCTAATGCTTCTCTAATCCCCAATTCAGCAACCAGTGATGTTATGCGTTCATAATTTGAAATGCCATGAATAGATTGCGAAGTAGTAAGTCCTGCAAAATGTATTATGCTATCTGATACTCCACCATCTATAATGTTGGCTTCTAATAAGTTGCCAATTTTATAAAACAACACATTGCCAAAGTTTTCATTGTTGCCCATATTTATATGAGCTTTGTAATCCTGTGATAATATTTCATAAATGCGCATTTCATATTGACTAGTTCCAGCAGCGTGAATCTGTACTTTTAGTTTATACTTGTTTTTTTTAAAATCACCTTTATCTTCTACACACACTATCCAAGCAATAACATTTTGTATTAATTCTTTATTATTTTCTTCATTAACTATTGGATACCAAAGTTGAGGATCATATATTACAAATCCTTTTGAGCCATCTTGGTTAAGTTTAACTCTAACTAGTGCCTCTCCAAGACTATCAATGTCATACACAATTTCACTCATAACATTATATAAACCAGTGTTATCCAGCTTTTCTTTTAAATGTTCATTATCTGTGTCGTTATTAGCTGTTATAGTTGGAGCATCGCCCACAAGCAAGTCTGCTGTTTTAATTGTTGTTAGCTGCCAATACTCTGGGATGGTTGTAAATATATTATATGGTTCAGTATCATCATATCCTATAAGTTCTTTAAGCCTGTATAAATATGGTTTTAATACTTGATTTGTATCCCCATTCCATAGTGCTCGATTATCCTGATATCCTCTTAGCCTTGAAAGCTCTGACTTAGGAGGGAAAAACTGCCCCTTCTCTAGCCAGTCTAAATTATATAACATCTATCTCACTCCTTTTAATAGTCTGCCATTCCGCCAAAGCTAGCAGCTTGTTGATGCCTTGTGCCATATGCTATTGCAAGTGCCATAACTAAGTCATCATGCTTACCAGGCATAGCCTCTGGCTTTTTATTATTGTTTATAATAAAAACACGCATCTCTTCTAGCGTGTTCTTACAATTTATTAATTTTGGATTTTCTTTAAATATAACTTTTAGTTCAGACAATATCACAGGACGTGTTGCACTTGTTGTATTAAACCCAAACTTATCTGAATAGCGTTTATATTTACTGTCCGCCCCATTTTCTCGTATATATATTTTTTCATAATTCATTTTATCTAATAGCTGAACTATATATGGATTGTAGTTTATCTCTGGCGATATAAGAGCAGCATTATAATACTCTCCTAAGCAATATAGTTGTTCTGCAAATTCATCATCATCCATTATCTGCTTATTCAATGTAGCTACCTGTTCTAGTGTCGCATTGTTTATGACTTGTGCCGCAAAGCTGTCTTTTCCACTTCCAGCAATATCTGCACCTATAACATAGCCAACACCATTGATTGAATCTTTATGTATGTTAATATATCCGCTAACATCATTTATAAATCGTATATTACTAATTTGAACATCACCATACATAGAAACATATTTATCATATGTAAAATAACCTAATCTAATTGGTTTATAGTTCTCTAATTCATTTTTACGTTGCATTATATCATCCATATTAAAGAAACACTCTCCAGTTGATATAAACGCTTCTTGCTGCGTTGCTGGATATTCTTGCCTGAACTTATTCAAGTCACCACCACAGTTGTTGGCAATGCACCATTTACGCCATGCTAACTGATCGTCTGTTAAGCTGTGTATTTGTTGATGTTCTCGCTCTTCTGCTGTAAATTCAATACCTTTTGCACTCATGCTATACTCTGGCAATGCGTACCATGGTATAAATACTGGCACAAAGTTATTTTTGCCATTAACAGTTGCTGTCCATAATTCCTCAAATTCATTATACCCATTTGCAGTGCTCTCAACAACTATCATACTATCTGCTGTATTAGGAACTGCCTGAACAAGTCCGCTATATGTATCCCACTTATTTCCACTCCAAAAAGCAAACTCTGATAGGTGTAATTTTTGAATTGTAGCACCACGCCCTGCTCCGCTTGTTCCAGCTGTTAAGCACCGCATATAACTTTTAAGTCCTGTGCCATCCTTATTATCAAATTCAAGTATTTGAGCATTGTTAGCGCGTATTGATGGCTTTAGATATTGTGGTAACTGTTCATAAAATAACTTGTGCATTGCAAATAACCTACTGGTACTTTCTTGATCGTGCGCAACCACTGCTGAGTTAATATTGAAACCTGTTGCAGTTTGTTTAAAAAGAACACCCCCTATTAAGGTGGATGCTCCTTGCTGTCTTGCTTTTAGTATAACTAATCTAATTCCATTGCCTTTTGAGTATTGTTTTAAAATAGCCTCATATATTATTTGCTGCGCATTATTAAGTTTTAGATTTACAAGATTAGCATCCTTGGTTTTAATGTATAAATTTTGCTCTATATACTTTTTGGTGTTTATTGCCACTAAAACTCATCTCCTTTCAATCCTCTTAGCATCTCTTCATATACAACACCTACTCTTGCATTTACATTTATACTCTCTGTGAACCCGCCTTGGAACTTTCCTAACAACTCAGCCGCTTTAAGCCTACTACTGGCGTGCTGTGCCTTGTCTCGCATTAATTCTGTTACAACCTCTTGTGCTTCTTGTATATCAGCTATACGTTCATTAGAGACTTGTTGTTGCCGTTCTTTAATATATTCTATAACGTTAGCATTGGTTAGCAATCTACTAGCGTTAACCTTAGCCACCTTTTCACCTATATTATATCCTGCTAATAAATAAGACTGGGTTGCGTTTCCAGTCTTTAAATACTCATCACAGAATTTTTTTTGTTTTTCGTTTAACATTTTTTTATCCTTATTTTTTATTACTGGACATAGCATGCTTGCAGCTGTATTTGCACGTATTAATGATATATCTATAGCAATAGTTGGATATTATGAAGGTTCAACCAATTTTTTCATATGATTATAATGCTCTTCAATAGATTTAGTTATTGATGGATGTATCTTTCCATATCTTTGGCTTAATTTTTCTAAATAACATGCAGTATTTACAAGCAATCGTATTTCGGTCGCCGACATATTATCATAATCTATTGTAACATAGTCCTTAACAAAGCCTTGTGCAAACAGCTTGGCCATAGATCTCCCATAGTAATTATTATCACCTATTGTGCTGCCTGTTAAACCACTATATATTTTACTTGTATAATAATCAAACATATGACAAGTATTTTTAGGCTTAGGACTTAATGCCTTCATTATTGGAGTAGGATACTTATATTCAATATTAAAATTATCAATCTGATCACATAATGATGGAATACACGATTTTATATGCTCTTTATATTTATTTACTGCATCACTATTTGAAATAAGCGTACATTCGCACTCTAACAACTCTATGGCTTCATCTATTTCATGCGTACTCACATATCTATGTTCAAGAATATCTTTCCCATCCTTAAGCATTTCTATTTTAGTTTTATTTCTATTAATTTTTCTATTGCCCCACTCTGTTTCCGCATATGCTATTTTCTCACTCGCCCATTCTGTCGCTAAAATTAATAAATTATATTTTGATTTTATATACTCTTTTATATCATTAAAAGATATCCATAGCCCCATTGACCCATCAAACTTATTTGAATAAATATTAAGTCCAACTGGATCTATTATTTTATCAGAACTCATATAGTGACCTGAATCAAATACAAATGGAGAGTAATTAACTTCACCATCAAGTAAGAATTTATAATTTTTCTTACTTGATGTTTCATATGGATGTGCAAATGTCAAACAACGTATATATTTAAAAAATGAATCATCTCCAATGTATATATTTTTTTCTGCTTCATAACTGCTAATGCGTTGTTTTCTTTTTTCAATAAAATTATAATAAGAGCTATATAAATATGTAGTATCATCATATTTTTTATTGAATTTTTTTAATAACTCTTTTGTTGCCCCAACTAGCATATCCGCATAAGTCATAAATATTATAAAATCATTAGAGGTTTGAGGAGCACTATAAAAATTCTCATTTAGATACTCCACAACATCACTTAGTCTATCCATAACGGCACATGTTAAATTCCAGTTCTCTCTTAGGCTCGCATCACCTAAGAAAATATTAGATGAGTTAATAACATTTCTAAATTTACAGCATATTTCAGGGTCTAGCCAGTTTGCATTCATTTTATATCTCAATATATTTACTCCAATTAATTATTCATTTATTATAACATACATAATAAACAAACTCATCAAAAAAGAGAGTACTAACTCTCTTTATATTTTTTATTTATTTAAATTATATATTGCGTGTAAGCATGCACCCATCATAATCTAATGCATCTATCAATCGCTTGATCTTGCTATCCACAACAAGCTGATTAGTATAGTCACATTGCTTATATAGATAATCTAAAAGAATGGCAATTATATCATCAGCGCTATCGGTTCTAATTTGTGGCCTTATATATGTTACTTCTGATATCTCATACCCATCTTTACCATATATCATATATGGTTTTTTCTTTCTAGATATTTTACACATCACTCACCTCATCTAACGCCTCTGAACACACTCTAACAAAATTAATGGCAGATGCCGCTCCTCTGTAATATCGCCTACTCCTGCTTTTGCCAGCATTAGCATTAGCTTGAAGTCTTGATAGCTCAGTTTCGAGCCATTTTATAAATTCTTGTTTAGTTGCCATAACTTACTCCCCTAAATTGGTCACCCACGCAAGTCCTGCCCTTGCCCCTCCGTTCATCCCAGCTGCAGCTGTCTACTTGGTGTGCTCTATACACTAAAAGGTGATAATATAAACACAAACTCTTCTAAGCGAATCAAGTACATGTGCGCACTTCCTTTATCTCGCCATTATCTCACCCACTCATCATAGGTAAGCTTGTATATGCCGTATATGTGGCGTAACCCACCCTAGCAGACATTCTAAGTATTTGTGTTTATTGGCGACCTATGGGAGATTCGAGCTCCCGACCTCCACCGTGACAGGGTGGCGTTCTAACCAACTGAACTAATAAGTCGTGAAAGGTTAGAGCTTTTTTAATGCCTAACCTCCGCTCGAAACTCTCCGAGCCATTGAGGTGTATGAATTACACCTGTGAACTGCCCTGGGGGCATGTTTCCACACTATCATTATATCACCTCTGTTTAATAAAGTCTGTGGGTTTTTGTGGGTACTTTAATCTATCTTAAGCAAACATTTAATCTCAAACATATCTAATCTATTTCTCACATATTCGCCTAGTGAGTCTATATGGCAAGCAAATAACATAACTCCATGATTTATAAACTCTTTATATAAATTGAAACAATCATCGCATAAATCAAGATTTCCAAATATAGGTTTAGGTTTTTCGGAGAATCTTTTAAACATGAAATGACACTCCATTCGCTCATGTGTATTAGTTTTTTTACATACATCACAAACTATTATTCTAGCCATTAAACACCAACCCTTTTTCTGCATACTCCCTAATTGCAGCTGGATGCAGCTCTCGTACCCAATCGTAACTGTAATTAGTACCAATTGCTAAATATTCCAAACTTCCTTTATCAAATTTGAAGTACTCCAAAACTCCATAAAGGTACTTTATTGTCAGCAACTGTGCATGCGTGTGTTTAAGCCTAGATATGTTGTTGCTAATGTGTAATAATAACTCGCCACGTTTGTTAATTAAGTCTGTTAGCTTCAAAGTTAAATCCGCATGCTTAATCGCCATATCCTCCACCTTGCTCCTAACCGCATGCCCACCGTCAACACGTTGCTTGTCGCTAGCGCTGCATAAAATGCTGTTATCATGGCGGAAGCGCTCCAATTCCTTGCTAGCAGCGTCTGCTAGATAGCATGTAGTTTTAAAACTCTCCAATTCTGCTCTTGCTTCTTGTTGTGTCATACTCCCTCGCTTTTATTGCTTTTATAACTTTTTTATGATCAATGTTTAAAAATTCCAACAACTCACCACACCAGCTGCTATTTATAAATTCTATAGCAGAATGTTTTCCTGCCACAGCATCCTCTACGGCATCCCTTATAATATTAACTATAAGAGACTTGTAGTCTCCACGCTCAATACTGAGCTTAGGTGCAATGTCTAATTCATGGCTTTTAATTTCGTACTCTCGCTTGAATTTTTTAACCTGTTTGCTAAGCTTATGGTTTTTATTGATCCAAGTGTAATGTTGGTTAATTCCAAGCGCATAGCAACACTCTGTGAGCTTTAGTTCTTTATATTTAATTATTTCCATATATTCACCTTGTTTTAATTCAATAACTTAAATAATGGCAACTCCTGCAATCTATCCTCTTCTGTTTTCCAATGATCGCCATAAACTTTAGGCTGCCATTCAACGCCATATAATTCGCCGAATATGCCCATTAATACATTTACAACAATGCTATTTCCAGCCTGTTTATAAAGCTGTGTGTCGGATAACCCTTGTTGACTAGCCTTGGCAAAATCCCCATCATTGAATCCCATGAGCCTAAAGCATTCACATGGTGTTAATCGCCTAGCATTGGACCTCTGTACAACAGCAATATGGTTCCAGGTTTTAAGAGTGGGCGATATTCCCTTGCCAACTCTTCCGCGCTTAGTTTTGCTGCGTGGATAATCCATTGCTATACTATCACCATTTTCTGCCTCCAAATATCCTTTAGCTGAGTCATTCTTAATCAAATAAATTCCAGTATTTGCACCCATGCCCCCCCCTTGTGCAGACAGTGTCACACTTAATCCACTTGAGCAATACACTCTTGCACCTTGTGATTTTCTGCTTGTTAATTCAATTAATATCATAAATATCCCCTATGCTTAACTGTCCTAGAATTGTACTATTAATGGGTGTTTTGCGTTGCTTGCTGTTAAGGTTGGCGTTATCCCTCCCCAACGCAACATTGCTTCTGTTTGTGTTGTAGTCTTAATAAAGTAACTTATCTAACTGATATTGCGTAAGCCAATACTTGCCATCTACACTATCTTCCAAAACATCCATAAGTGCTACGCCACAATTATAACCTACTGGAAATTCAAACTCAGTTTCAAGCAATGTCGCCAACACAAAAACTCGCTCTCTATTTTGCGGAATCCCAAAATTCTTGGCGTTTAAAACTTCTGCATAAACTGCATAACCTAACTCTTTAAGTGCTGCTATAAGCTTATCGTAAGCACTTCTTGCTTTGCCCCGGAGTACGCCTGTTACATTTTCCCACAATACGATCTTTGG